GTACAAAGGAAGGAAAGATCCGAGCTACCACTACTACTGATGAGTTGGCAGCTTATGTAACCAGTGCTGACTACAGCGGTTGGCCAACAAAAGACGAACCCATTACCCAAGCTGATGACACCATTAGCTTCGACGGTGTAACAAGTGGTTCTTACTTTACCGCTACCTCTATTGTTGGTGGCTTTGGTAATGACACCCTTACCTTTAACTAACCATGATCACTATTCTTGGTATTAAGGTGTCCTATGAGACACTTGCTTTCTTTGTTCTTTTTATTGCATCTGAGTATCTTGGTGTAACTAAGAAGCGTAAGGCTAATAGCGTTACTCAAGCCATCTCTATGGCTGCTGCTTACTTTAGTAAGACACGTACTGAGGATGACACTGTACGTAAGATTCGTCGTACCTTCCGAGGTAAGTAGTAATGGTACTGCTGCAAGTTAAGCAGTACTACCCCCAGACAGATAGTGCAACAGGTCACGGGGATCGGATGTGCTTTAGCTCAACATGTGCTATGGCCATCAAGTATCTCCGTCCTGATGCATTAAAGGGTAGTAACGCCGATGATGATTACCTCCGTACTGTATTGAAGTATGGAGATACAACTGAATATACATCACACATCAAGGCTTGTCAGCAGTACGGTATCTTAGCTACCTTCTACCAAAAGGGTACTAAGCAAGCTTTGATCAATGAACTAAAGGCTGGCTATCCAGTTGCTACTGGTATCCTACATAAAGGTCCTGCTACTGCTCCTAGGGGTGGTGGGCATTGGATGTTATTGATTGGTGATGAGAGTGAACGTGGTGTCTTCCATGACCCATACGGTGAGATGGATAACGTTAACGGAGGCTATGTCACTATTGGTAGTGGTGGTAGTAGTGTCCGTTACTCTTGGAAGAACTGGCTTAAGCGTTGGGAAGTAGAGGGTAGTGGTACTGGTTGGTTCATGACCTTCAGGCCTGTCAACACCCCGCAACCTGTAGCTACCGTTGCTAACACTTGGGAGGGAGTTATTACTGCTGCTAAGGTAGCAGGTGCTAAGTTCCCACAAGTAGTAGCAGCACAGTGGGCATTAGAAAGTGGATGGGGTAAGCATACCTCTGGTACACATAACTACTTTGGACTTAAGGGCTCTGGTACTGACCATGAGACTAAAGAGTTCATCGATGGTAAGTGGATCACGATTACTGCTGGGTTCATTAACTTCCCGGATCTTCAGTCGTGTGTCTCCTATTTGACACAGCGTTGGTACAAGGACTACAAGACATATAAAGGTGTAAATAGAGCAACCTCTGTAGAGGAGTGTTGCAAACTTTTAGTCAAGGAGGGGTACGCCACTGATCCCAACTATAGCACTAAACTGATTAACATCATCAACCAAAAGAAATGATTGAAGCGGTTATCACAGGTGTTGCTTCTCTGGTGATTGGGATAGGTGGCGGTATTGCAGCTATTAATAGTAAATCGAACACACGTATGGATCAATTAGACAAACGTATTGATTCCATTGAGTTGAGGTTTGCTGAGAAGTACGTCCCTCGCCAAGAGCTAGCTAACGCCTTACAAAAGATGGAGGATCACATGATCAGAATCGAGAACAAGCTGGACCAGATTGTATTGAGAAATGGCTAAGAAAACCTGCATTAAATGCGGGATAGAAAAAGAGTTGGACAAATTTGAGAGTAAACGTAACACTTGTAAGGAATGCAGAAACCAGCAAGCTCGTGATTCTCAAAGAGCAAGAACTTGGAAGTACCGAACTCAGTACGGTATTACTTTAAAGGATTACGATTTACTCTACGAACAGCAGAATGGCCTTTGCTCTATTTGTGGTACAGATACCCCTGGAGGTCCCGGAGAACGTTTTAGAGTAGATCATAACCATGAAACGAATGAAGTTCGTGGGTTACTTTGCAATAACTGCAACCGTGGACTTGGTTACTTAAAAGATAGCCCAACAATACTATCTAAAGCCTTGACTTATTTACTTACTAACGGACACTATGGCACCTAAACAGAAAGCTACGGAAGATGCTTTTAACGAATTACATAACCTAGTTACCGAAGAGTTTCTTCGCCGCATTAAATCTGGTGAGGCTAGTACTGCAGATTTAAAAGCCTGCACAGATTGGCTATCTAAAAATGACATTTCGGGTTGCGCGTATCAGGGTAACCCCCTTGACAAACTAGCTACCATCATGCCTAAGGTAGACCCTGAACTTATCCAAAAGAGGTTGTATGGCAAGTCGCACATCTAAATACTATAAGGCTAATCCTGAGGCAAAGGCTAAGCGCCTTGAGCAACAGGCTAAGTACAATAAGACTAAGGAAGGTCTCAAGATCCGTACTAATGCCAATAAGTTAAACCGTAAGCTTGGTACTTATGGTAACGGGGATGGTATGGATGCTTCCCATACAGGTCCTAATAAAGGTAAGTTAGAGTCTCCTAAGGCTAACCGTACACGCCCACGTAAGGGTAAGAAGTATGGCTGATCCATTGATCCGGTAATATGACTCCACTACTGCCTAGTCCTGATCACTACCTCCATAACCTAATAACGATGACAAGCTCTGAAGCAAAAAGGCTACACCGTCGTGCAATTAAAGAATACTTTAACTGTCAATGTGTTTATTGCGGAGAAACTTATGAATTACATGAACTTACACTTGATCACGTTCGCCCTAAGTGTCTTGGTGGCGAAGACCTTACATCAAATCTGGTACCCAGCTGTAGGCAATGTAATCAGGATAAAGGCAGTAGAAATTGGTTACAATGGATGAGGGACACATTCGGTCCTACCAATAGGGAAACACTAATCTTAGCACACATTCGTTAATCATGGACAAAAAGAAAACACTTAAAGAGATGCGTGATGAAATCAATCGAATGATTGAAGCATCTCAAATGCGTCAAAAGGGTCAAAAGGTAACATCTGAAGATATTAAAAGTAACCCTATTGGTACACGGGTTAAGGCAGTTAAGCCTGAAAATTTCCGTACTGATATTGACACAGGTAAAAAGTCTCAACAGTCTAAGGACTACAGTAAAGCAAAAACTTCAGGTACCTACATGGACTCCAATAATAAGCCTTATCCTCCTTCTGCTAATAAGGATAGCAAGCCTCGTCAACGTCCTGGCTCTGGTAAAGAGCGTATGCTGGCAAAGGAAGAGGAAGAGCGTAAGCGTCGTATGCGTGGTGAGTCTAACGTAGTTGGGAGCTAATTATGGCTCCACGTCCAATGCCTGTACGTAGACAACAGTCTCGTGAAATTAAACAGGTACTCAGTGAAGGCACATATACAACTACTGATCCTCAGGGGCAGATTAATGTTATGCGCCAATACCAAGCAGCTAATCTAATTCCACCAGAGTTTAACGCTCCTCAGGAAGTATCTGACGCTGTAGCAGAGCGAATGGCAGCTGGTAGATCCAAGGAACAAGCTCTTAACGAATTAGGCATTAACTTGCCACGTTCTTTCTTTGACAACAAAGGTAAACTTATTGGTAGAAAACTTAGGGATGCTCAAAGCCCAGCACTAATAGAAGCTTGGAACAAAGCTACTGGAGGTTTACCTGCTCAAGATTTGGGTAAACTGGAAGGTCGAGAGTGGACTAACGCACAAAAGGTGGCTCAAGAGGTTGGTCGTCGACTTGGCATGAAACTAGATCTTGGTCACTTTGAGACATCTGCTTCTGGTGCCCCTGGTAATATAGCAGCTGCAGGGGCTGAATACAACCTGGCCAATCAAGCAGCTGGCCGTAGTCTTGAGAATCCATTTAGGCCTCAAACACAGGCTGAGGTTGCTAATCTTGGTATGGCAACTAACAAAGTACAGGGTTTGGCTGAAGCCTCTTTGTTAACTCAAGACCTACCGACTCGTGGTGGTTTGGTTGGTAGTCCGCTTAATCCGTATGTGTCAGTTCTACTTGGTACTACTTTAAGTGGTCAAAGCTCCAGACTCTTACCTCAGGAAAACCTTGAAACATTAAACTACACCTTTGATCAACTGGTTAAACAAGGTGCCAATCCAGTTGCCATGTATGATTACATACGTGAACGTGCTGGTGAAGGTATTGACATTAATGAAATGTCTAGTGCTGGTCAAGAACAGTACGATATTTCTAGGTTTGCCCCTAAGGAAGAAGCACCTAATGCTGGTCCACTAAGGATTACACAACCTGCTGCACCTAAAGGTCCTACAGTAACGACAAAAGGTGTTCCCAAGGGATTAGCAGAACCTCAAGTAATCCTAACAAGCAGTCAATCCTTAGGTCAAAAGGCTGCAGCTATTGCTAATAGGGAACCTGTACCACCACCTAAACCAGTTGTAGTAGTACCTAAACCAGCAGCTAAGCCTAAACCAGTGGCTGCTAAACCTAAACCAAAAGCAGTAACTAAACCCACACCAGTTGTAACTACTAGAACAACTAAGGTTAAACCGACTAGTGCTAGTATGCAAATTAGGGCTATGCAGAATACTGTCCCTGATGTTATGCGTATTCAACCTGGTATGAGCCTACCTAGTACATCTTTAATTCAAGGTATTTAGCGTATGGCAGAAAAGAAAAAGCAAACCATTCAAGATAAAGTCTTGAAGCTAATACGTGACCTAAAGATTGGCTACATCAACGGTCAAAACCCTATGGGTCGTGCTCAAACAGGTCATGGCTACTTCCCTGCTAAGAATGCAGCACTTAACATTGGGGCATTGATGAACATGCCGTATGACCCTGAGATGAGGATTAGACCTAAAGATCCTCAACAACAACTGCGTGCTATTACCTCTGGTATTGGTAGAGTGGAACGTATCCATAATGCCTACATCAAACCACGAGTAAAGCTTGCAGACTAGTGCGTGCTAACGCACACTAACGCTCCACCATAGGTGCCTAGGAGCCTCTACAGGGGGCCTCTAGGTTCCTTTACGCACATTCTACTATGAACAACATTAAACGCGATACAGCGCCTTCTAGGAGTCAATTAAAGATTGCTGGCCATATGACATCATCAGATAAGCAAATCCTTATGGATCATGCTAAGTCTCTTAAACAACAAGGTGGCCGTGGAGCTGCTAAGGAACTAGAGAGAATGAATAAAATGTACGCTCCTTATGGGTTGTCATTTGGTAAAATTGAGGGTGCATAATGGATAATGTCCTCTCTGCTTTGAGAGGCGATTTCAAGCTGTTCCTACAAGCACTGTGGCAACAGCTTGATCTACCCTCTCCTACCCGTGCTCAATACGCCATTGCTGATTACCTACAACACGGTCCTAAACGACTACAGATCCAAGCCTTCCGAGGAGTCGGTAAGAGCTGGATTACTGGAGCGTTTGTGTTGTGGACACTCTTCAATGACCCTGAGAAGAAGATTATGATCATCTCGGCTTCTAAGGAACGTGCGGATAACATGTCGATCTTCCTACAGAAGTTAATCATTGAGACACCGTGGTTAGTGCACCTTAGACCTAAGAGTGATGATAGTCGTTGGAGTCGCATTAGCTTTGATGTTAACTGTTCTCCTCACCAAGCACCATCAGTCAAAAGTGTAGGCATCACAGGTCAGCTTACTGGTAGCCGTGCAGACCTCATGATTCTTGATGACATCGAAGTACCTGGCAACAGCATGACTGAGATGATGCGAGAGAAGCTATTGCAACTCTGTACGGAAGCTGAGTCTATCCTTACACCTAAAAAAGATAGTCGTATCATGTACCTCGGTACACCACAGACTACCTTTACCATCTACCGTAAGCTAGCAGAACGTAACTACCGTCCCTTTGTGTGGCCATCTCGTTACCCACGTAAGGATAAACTATCACAGTATGAAGGTCTACTATCCCCACAGATTGTAGAAGACATAGAGATGGGTGTAGAGGAGTGGGCCCCTACAGATCCTGACCGTTTTACATCTGAAGATCTAGTAGAACGTGAAGCTGCTATGGGTCGTAGTAACTTTATGTTACAGTTTCAATTAGACACAACTTTGAGTGATGCAGAAAAGTTCCCACTTAAATTCAGTGATCTTGTCGTTACCGCTGTTAACCCGACTCAAGCGCCGGATGCTGTTGTGTGGTGCAGTGACCCTCGTAATTGTCTCAAGGATCTGCCTACGGTTGGCCTACCTGGCGATTACTTCTACTCCCCGATGCAGCTCCAAGGAGAGTGGAGTGCGTACAGTGAAACCATATGCTCAGTAGACCCTAGTGGTCGTGGTACAGATGAAACGGCAGCAACATACATAAGTCAAAAGAATGGATTTCTCTACGTTCACGAGGTACGAGCGTATCGCGACGGTTATAGCGATAACACACTTCTTGACATCCTTCGTGGGTGTAAGCGTTATAACGTTACCAAACTTGTTGTTGAAACAAACTTCGGAGACGGTATCGTCGCAGAGCTGTTTAAGAAGCACCTCCAACAAACTAAACAAGCAATAGACGTAGAGGAAGTACGTGCTAATGTCCGTAAAGAAGACCGTATCATCGATACCCTAGAACCAGTCCTTAACCAACATAGACTCATCGTAGATAGGTCGGTAGTAGAGTGGGACTATAACTCTAATAAAGATGCCCCTCCAGAGGATCGTCTACTGTATATGCTCTTCTACCAAATGTCTAGGATGTGTCGGGAGAAGGGTGCTGTTAAACACGACGACAGATTAGACTCATTAGCACAAGGTGTTAAATATTTCATTGATGCTATGGGTATCTCTGCTTATGAAGCTGTTAAGATGCGTAAACAGGAGGAGTGGCAAGACATACTAGACACATTTATAGATGACCCAATAGCTGCTACAAACCACCTAGTTATGGGGATGAATCTAGACCAAAGACGTAAGGCTAGAGGTAAGACAAAAAGCTCTACTCCTATGTGGATAAGCCTGTGACAGTTACTACAACTGTCTACTGCTGAGATCCATTGCGCTGGAATTGATCTTGAGATCCCACCCGTTAAGCGGGAGCTGAAGGGTGGATCAGACCCCGTGAATGGAGAGAGACATGCCTCTATCGAGACACATCTCTCTCTTTATTAATGTCCCTGGGAATGGACATTCTGTAAGTACTACTAAACCCCAAAGACACAAACTTCCACTCCACTGAACTATTAATGTTAATACTGTGAGTACTGTGAGGGATTAGGAGCGCAGCTCCTCCCACTACCGTCACTACTGTTATTAACTCTCCACTAACCTCCACTACCACCTGTTAATGACCCACCAAGTATCTCTTGTACACATTACCCCTAACGCTGAAGAGCTTATAGCTTACATGGCTAGGGTTAGTAACCCAGCTAATCAAAACAACACTGAGACCAGTGCTAAGTTAATTAAGTATCTTATTGACCATCAACATTGGTCACCCTTTGAGATGGTTAATATG